AGGTAACACTGCTTGTGAGCTGGAGTTAGCAACAATTGTTTCAACAGCATCTACTAAAGGTTTAGTTGGTATCTTTACAGAGTCGTTTATAGGCTGCCAAAGATTGTTTTCTTGTTGTTTAATATCTGCATAAATTTTATTAAAAGACTCTTCAAACTCTTTTGACATTTTAGTGACATCGCCATCGTAGACCTTTAAAAGCTTAGCAAGCTTCTCTGTCTCAATCATAACTCTGTCGTCTACTTGAGCTACCAAGTCGTTTTGTATCTTAGGCAAGAATTCTTTTAAAGCTGTCCAATCTAAAGAACCGCCTTCTGCTTTCATTAAAGTTTCAAGCTCTCTTGCTAACGAGTACTGAGCTTGATCAACTTGATCGTCTACAAAACCTGCGAAAATACTGTCTTCAGCAGCTAAAGCTCTTTCTAAAGTAAGGATTCCTGAGTCATTTGTTTGTTGAGCTACGGATAAGACAGAAATATCGTCAGCAGCTTCTAAAGCTAGTTTAGCTTCTAACGGGCTAACGCTCTCTCCTCTAATTCGTTGACTAGCCAAAGTTACTGCGTCTTCTCCAAACTTAGCATCAAAAGCGTCTATTATTTTCTTACCTACTACCTCAACACCTGTGTCTGCGTACTTAATAATGCCAGTAGCAGCTTCTAAATAAGTAGCTGGCTTACGTGCTGCTGCAAAACCACCAGCAATTTCAGCAGGTAAGGCTATAAGAGCACTGTCTGAGCCAGTAGCTTCTGTTGCTACTTCTCCCGCCACAGCCATAGCTAACGCTACTTTAGCTTCAGTAGGTAGAGAAGACTCTGCCAGAGACCTTGTAATGCCTGTCCGCGCTCTTTCTACTCCTGTGAAAGGCTGCCCAGTTTTAGGATTTAGCGCAGCTCCGCTTGCGTCAGGTTTAAAAAAAGCTTTGTTGCCACTTCTTTGCCACTTTACCATTCCACGCCCTAACTTGTTTATTGAAGCACGAGCAACACTAGTAATACCAAGACCAAGAGAAGCGTAAAAACCGCCTTTATCTAAAAATTGTTCAGTTTCAGGATCGTTAACAAAAGTTTTGTTTCTAAATAAATCAGGAACACCTATGTCGTAACCACCTTCCCATTCCATGTCTACGTTTACGTCAGAAGATTCCGCTAAGTTTTCTAAGTTTCTAGCACCCATAGTAGCTAGGTAAGTAGGAACGCGCACAGCCATGCCATATCCAAAACTATAAATAGGCGAAACCATCGCATCTACTACTTCCATTACAGGATTTACAATAGGCGCTGTACGATAGCGTAGCTCTTCTCCTGCTTGCTGTAGTAAACTTTCCTCTGGTCGTGGAGTAACATTAGTGCCTTGTTCAGAAAGAACAGGAACTTCTGGAAAAGACGTAGGCGGCGTTACTCCTCCTTGTAACTCTTCCATTCTTTTTTCGCCAGCTAGTCTTGCAATTATTTCGTTAGGAAATTCAATACCTGTATCAAAAATAACTCCATCGCCGGAAGTTTCGTCATCAAAGATTACATTAGAAGTGTCAAAGATTGCCATTAGTAAATGCCTTTTACAATTAAACCTTGGTTTTCGTAAGCTGCTAAAAATTCTCTAACACTTTTATTGTTAGCTGCGGCAGTCTTATTAATATCATTCCAATTTACATCTTTAGGGCCTTCTCCAGTGACTAAAGTAAATCCTGTAGGTTTATCTTTTACCCAGTATTGAGAAAGATTAGCACCGTCCTGTATTACTTCCATTTTTTTGTATTTAATGCCGCTTCTTTCTGCTGGAACTGTTTTACTTCTTGGGAGTTTAGTTAAATAATCGTCCCACAAGGTAGTGTGATCTAATGGAGTTACTTCAGATAAATAAGAGCGTTGATTAGCAAAAGTATTTTCTTCAATTTGATTTACAGCTGTGTGTAATTTAATTGTTGCCGCTGTTTCATTAAACTGCCAAGGTTGAGTAAACCCCGGTAGTACGTTTTTCTGATATTCTAAATCTTTATCTGTAAATCCTCTGCCTTGTTGCTCCATCATCGGTATAATAGCTTCGTTCTGTAAAGTTTTTAAAATAGCTTGATCTTCAATCTTTTCAGAAAAAGATGTAGGGTAAGAAACACCTGCTAATTCAAACACACCTTGCAAGTTAGCCGATTGATTAGCTAAAAAATTAGAAAGTACCCCTGTGTTAATACCTTTGTCTACTTCGTTTAATATAGCAGTAGATGCTTGTTTGTCTCCTAAAGCTTTTGCAGCTACAGGCTGGGTTATTTCGACATAAGATGCTTGACGTTTTAAATTGCTTTCTTCAACTTTTTGCTGTGGCGTTGGTACAGTACTGACTAGTGAAGCAGGGGGTTTAACGTATGCCCCAGATATTGACTTTCCTTCTAATTCTTTAGCAGTATATTGAGTATTTGTTCCGGGCTTGTAAGGAACACCGTCTCTTAATTCTACACCACCAACAGTTTGGTTTGTTTTAACATCTACAAGACTTGCTTGCTTTCTTTCAGGTTGTTTTGGAATAGCGCCTAAAATTTCAATACCTTTAGTCATCGCTGCTTTGCTGCCTTGTCTAATTGACGAGGCAAGCTGTGGATGTGTGGCATCAAGTCCTTTTGCAATTTCTTCTGCTTGAGAACTTAAAGATACATTAGCTTGTTTTTGTTCCTCTAACTGCTTAACCTTAGCCATAGTCTGAGCAGCACCAGCCAAGTCACCTTGAATCTGCTGAAGTTTAGCAAGTGTTGTTAAGCCATCAACGCTTCCTAAGTCAAGTTTAGACACTGCTTCTTGCATTCTTTCTTGATTAGATGGCGCACCTTGACGAGCAATTCGTTCAAGACCGCTAGCAAGTCCTTGAGCTTGTTGAGCACCAAACATACCAGCAAATCCCGGCGTGCCCGCTATAGGCTGCATAGGTTGTTGAGTACCGCTTATACCTGTTAATAATCCTACTAAATCATTAGCCATTATTTTTAACCTCCAAACCCTAGTTTGCTTAATAAAGTACCGAAAAGCCCGCCTTCAGTGCCTAACTGAACACCCAACTCAGCAGCTCTTAGTTTATCAGCAGTAGAAGTTTGTTGTCCAAGTAATCCTTGAAGCAACGCAGATTGTTGTCCAAGCCTCAATTGATTAGCAAGTTGTTCAGCTTGTAATCTACTTTCAAGTCCACCCAGCTCTGCTTGAGTACCAAACTGAGTACCTGCTCTACGACCAATGTCAGCAAAACCTGCTGGAATCTGTGATGCAGAAAGCATAGACAACGCTTGTTGTTGTGGCTGATAAGAAGCACCCATCAATCCGGTAGCACCTTCCAGAGCTTGTTGTTGTTCTGCTAGAGCTTGCTGACGAGCACCTAAGCTAGCTCTACCCATAGCTTCTTGACGAGCAGTTTCTTGTGCAAGCAACTCAGGTGAAGAACCACCGTAAGCAGCAGAAGAAATGCCCATACGACCTTGAGAAAGCATACGCTCTTCCAGAGCCAGACGCTGACGTTCCTCTTCAGGCATCTGTGTAGCTCTTATTTGCTCGTATATGGACTGTTGCTGTGCTGCTGGGTCTAGCCCTACCTGTCCAAATAAACCCGCTGCTTGGCCCTGTAATTGCTGTTGTAGAGCCTGTTGCTCAGGAGAGAGCTGAATACCAAAGCCTCCCTCTGGAGTAGTGCTAACACCACCCAGCGTGCTTGTAACGGTATACGGTTTAAACTGAGTACCTTCACGAGCCTGTTGAGCAAGAGCTGCCATGCCCTCCTGAGCTTGTCTACCCACTTGTCGGACATCTTGGATGTTTTCTTGGCCTAAATAATATTGACCACCTGTTCTAAAAAGATCACTAAGACCTCCTCCAGTAAGGTAGTCCATGAAGCTACCAGTACCGCCAGTGGCTGAAGACATTGGTTGACCGGTAATTCCCTGAGTTAAAGAGTTAATAGTTGATCCTATGTTATTAATACCGCCGCCAATAGGCTGGTTAGCATAAGGATTAGCAGAACCTGTAGCCGCTGCTGCAATAGCGGGGTCGATAATAGCCATTAGTAAGAGCCTCCAGTAATTGTACCAGCCGTTAGTGTACCTGTGACATTCACGGTAGCGGCTGTAACAGTACCTGTGAAGGTTGGGTTTGCTTTGTCTGCTTTAGTAGCGCTGGCAATAGCAATGTTATCAAATTCACTATTAATTTCTGTTCCTTTAACAATTTTAGCTGGGTCACCAGAAGGAAGAGAATCCTTAGAAGCAAAGTTGGTTGTCTTTATGTAATTCGACATTAGATAAGTCTCCCTAATAGAGCGTGTATGTCAATTTTTTGAATGGAAAAAGAAGAGTCATTAATCTCAGCTTCGATACCGATAGTAACTACTTCGCCGTTGCCGCTGGTGTTAACGCGAGGAGTGTTGATTAAAACAGCAGCTACATATTCAGCATCTGTGTTATACTCGCTAATACCATATTCTGCTAAGCTACTAGAACCAAACAAGAAAGTTTGTTTAGTAAAAGCAGAAGTATAATCGTAACCCCAGTTTAATGTGGCAGGTGTGTTCTGCCCGCCAATAATAGTAATGTTGAACTTCTTTAAGAACTTTAAATTAGATGCGTTACCAAAATCCATTGGGTTACTGAAATAACGCATTTGATATTTAATTGTTCCATCTATGTATCCTTGGTGTTCAACAATACCACTAGATATACCAAATAATATAGTACCATCTTCTCGCCTTGTCATAGACAACGGGTTTAATGCAGACCACGTTGTAACTCTGTGTGATCCATCTTCTAAAGGAGTTCTCATATCAAAACAGTAAACAATAGAACTATTAGGAAGTGTTAGTAAATAGAAAGCTTCTTCAGGACTGTATAGCGATTTAATAGGATATGTTTGATCAGGCAACAAAGAAATTAAATCATTACGAACATTCTTGCTAATGTCACGCATTGGCATAGACTTTTCTTGAATGATTCGCATTAAACTTCTAACGCCTGTGTCAGAAAGAAAAAGCAAATCTGTTCCTGTATTCTGCACAGAGTCTCTGGCAACACAACCTATACCAACAATTGTATCTGACAACTGCATAGTAGCTGGTGAGCTAGCCCCTGAGTATACAAGAATAGTACGACGACCAAAGATGATTAAGAAGTCGTTGTGTGACGCTAGTGCTACAACGTCATCGTTATTGTTGGGCCATACAGTTGTTAGATTAATGCTGCCTGATGAGCCTCCGCTAAACTGAACACCAAGCAACAAGTCACTCCATTGTACAGTGTGGGTGTTGCCTGTAGTATCTGCAATCCACAGCCTGCCGTAAGCAGCTAGTGCTTCGTTAGCATACAGAGGAGTTCCTGTAGAGTGTGCGTGATCAGAGAAGGTTTCAAGAATTGGAGAGCCTTCGTGGTCTGTAAAAACCAATGGTTCATGGTCGCGTTGAAAGAAGTAAGCGTGGTCGTTCTGACATACTACTTTCCAGTTATTGCCAGTAGGAGTGTAACCAACAGGAGTAATGTCAACTAAAGTGTCTGTGCCTAAGAATATTTTATTATTACCAGCAGAAAAAACCCTAACATCACCGCTAGTGTCTTTACACTCAGCAATCATTTCAATGCCACGAGAAGTTCCTAATACACTAGCTCCATTAGTGGAAACTGTTGTATAACCTTTTCGAGCGCCAATACGACCTAGTTTGTCAATAACACAGTTGTCTGCAACAGAAGCAAAAGAAGGATCAAGACCAATAGGTGAGTCTTGTGTGTTTAAACCCATGAAGCCCGGCGCAGATACTGTGATGTTCTGTAATTGTGCTGCCATTATACAGTAGTCCAGATAGTCTCTTCAGGATGTTGTGACGCATCAATAGCAATAGCGTCAGCCAGTGTGTTATCTGCCAATGCAAACAACTCTCCTGCGCTAGTGCCGCCAGTTTCGCCACGCTCTCTAGCAGCTAAAGCTGTTGCAATTTGAATAACAGGAGAAGAAGGAACGGTTAGTTTATCTGTGTCTGCTTCAAGGTCTGCTTTACGTAACACAACGTTAAAACGTAGTTCATACACGCCATCAGGTTTAGGGTAGATATCAATACCGTTATCGCCATCATCGTCTACACCGTTAAAGCTGTAGAAGTGTGGTGGGCCAGTAGGAGCATCTTCAACAAGATAAGCGTTGTTCATCCAAGTTGATCCACGATATTGCATGAACCAATTAGAAGTATCGTTAATGACATCTAACACTTTCATTCGATTTTGTGAACCGTTTAGAACATAGTTGAAAGCAGTATCTGAAGTTGTTACAGTTAAAGTTGTGCGTAAAGCCGTCCAGTCCCAAGCATCTTCTACACTTCGTTTAGCGTCGTTAACAAACTCTCCAACAAGGCGTGAGTAACTGTTTTGATCAACAGAGGTTACTTCTTCCTCACGCAATCTACGTAATACTCTGTTTACAATTTGTAAATATGTCATTAGTAAGGAAACCTCTTTAATAATTCAGCGCTTGTTAACATTCCTTGGCTTTCGTTTTCTAACGCTTTTTGTTGTAGAAACTGAGCTAGTGGATCAGTCCGCTGTGGTTGATACGATGTTAGTTGTGGAGCTGCCACATCTATGTAGTTTAATAATTTCTGTGTGTCTTCTACTTTTGTTTTCATTTTCCATAAATCACTAAACAAACCGTCAGTAGTTCTAGTAGCCGCTGCACCGGGAGCACCAGCAGCTCCAGTGGCGCCTGTTTCGCCTTGTACTCCTTGCTCACCAGTATCACCTTTTTCGCCAGCAGCACCCGTAGCACCAGTAGCACCAGTGTCGCCTATATCGCCTTTAGCACCAGTAGCACCAGTGTCGCCTATATCGCCTTTAGCACCAGTAGCACCAGTAGCACCAGTAGCACCAGTAGCACCAGTAGCACCAGTGTCGCCTATATCGCCTTTAGCACCAGTGTCGCCTTTATCGCCTTTATCGCCTTTAGCACCATCTAGACCATCTAGACCATCTATACCGTCTAGACCATCTAGACCATCTATACCGTCTAAACCATCTATACCGTCTAAACCATCTATACCGTCTATACCGTCTATACCATCTATACCGTCTATGCCATCTAAACCATCTATACCATCTATGCCATCTATGCCGTCTATGCCGTCTATGCCATCTACACCGTCTAGACCATCTACACCGTCTATGCCATCTATGCCATCTACACCGTCTGTACCATCTACACCAGCAGCACCGGTAAAATCTTCAGCAGTTGTGAAATCTTTAAACAACTCGTATATTTCACTAGTTGTTAGTTTTTCTTCTTCTCCAGTTGGTGTTGCTTCAGGCTGTTCAGCTAACACATCTTCCATTGTAACTTCAGGTTCTTCTTGAATAGGGCCATAGACATCTTCGTATGAAGTGCCAGAACGTAGCTCATCAACAAATTTACCACCCATTTTAATATAATCGTCTATGGGTAACTCACCTGCTAACACTGCTTCATAAACTTGTTTAAGCACTATATCTTCTTCTTCAACACCGCCTTCAGCTGGAGTAGTGTCGGCACCTGTTAACATTCCATCTCCACCAGCGTCAGCAGCATCCTCAGCAGCTTTAGCGTCAGCAGCATCCTCAGCAGCTTTAGCGGCAGCATCTTCTTCTAACGTAATTTCTTCAGAAGGTAATTCAGGAATGTCAATTTATTGCTCGTACTCA